CGCTCAAATAAGAACCATGGCAATCCAAAATTTGGTATCCATTGCAATCAATGACGAGGAAAAGACAAGTAACAAGTTGAAAGCACTCGAGTTAATCGGCAAGATGTCGGAAGTGTCCCTATTCTCTGAGACTAAAACCCATGTTCACCTACATTCAAGCGAAGATATACGCGGGCAATTATTGGCTGGGCTAAAAGCCGCATTCAGCAATTCACGCGGGCTCAATGATCTAGCCAAGCGCAAGGCGGAATCATTGCTTATCGAGTTAAGCGAGGCGCGCACCATAGATCAGGACGAAGAGATCGAAACCCCCGCCCCTTCTGAGATCGTAGAACCAGCGACCCCACCGACCCCCACCCCCAAAAATCAGGCAGACGCGGACGGATTACTATTGCATAGTATTCCACTCAAACAATCCGACTCCAATAGCTTGCTCCAAGACCTCACTCCACCAGCTGACGAAGTGACAAATCCTTTAGAATCAGATACTTGCGCGTCCATAGGTGTTTACCCTGATGCATTTAATGATGATTCAGAGGGGGAGGGGGTTCTTAATTCAGGACAAGAAAGCACACCTTCGCCACAGGAAACACCCCCCCTTACTAATCCTATACAAAAAGGGGTGGGGGGTATAAAAAAATGAGAACCGTTTATGAGATACAGAGAGAGATAGCCGCCGTCTCCCATAAATTGAATAACTTAATCCTAGAAAAGAAGCTGACCCTTCAGTGGATGTGGAGTCATGAGAAACAAGCGGAACTACTGGCCGAGAAGGTCATTGAGAAAATGAAGGAAGAAAGATGAGTCCCGCGCAGAAAGAGACTTTTTTGATTATTGATGAGTACTGGAAGAACTTTGGCTATGGACCGACCATTGATGACATTATGCGAATTACGGGCGAAAAAGGCCGAGGGAATGTGGCGCGGAAAATGAAAACGCTCATCGAAATTGGGGTTTGCAAAGGCTTGACTAACCGGTCACGGAGTATCCGTCCGGCGTACATTAATTTGAGGAATCTATGACTCAAGAGGAAATTATTCTAGAGTTAATCAATCTCCTGCCAGAGGAAGATCAAAAACCGTTCCTGCCGATAACGGAGTCATTGAATGTCGCCGAAGAAAGGGAAGCCGGGCAAACCGACTTTTTGTCATTTGTGCAATCCGTCTGGCCAGGATTTATCTATGGACGTCACCATGCTTTAATGGCTCAAAAGTTTGAAGACATCGCTAATGGTAAGTCTAGACGTCTCATCATTAATATGCCTCCTCGCCATACGAAGTCGGAGTTTGCCAGTTATCTATTACCGGCCTGGTATCTTGGCCGATACCCTAGTAAGAAGATTATCCAGTGTTCTAATACGGCCGAACTCGCCGTAAGCTTTGGACGTAAAGTCCGTAACTTAGTGGCCTCCGAACCCTATTCCAAGATATTTCCAAATGTCTCTCTCCGGTCAGACTCCAAGGCCGCAGGTCGCTGGGCAACGAATGAAAACGGCGATTACTTTGCTATCGGTGTCGGCGGTACTGTAACCGGTAAAGGCGCGGATCTTCTAATTATCGATGACCCCCACTCGGAACAAGAGGCTGCTTTAGCGTCCTCTGACCCAGCGGTCTTTGATAAGGTTTTTGAATGGTATACCTCTGGTCCACGGCAGCGTCTCCAGCCGGGCGGATCCATCGTAGTCGTGATGACCCGCTGGGCAAAAAAAGACTTAACAGGGAAAATCTGCCAGTCGATTATCGACCGGGACGGCGAGGTCTGGGACATGATTAGTCTTCCAGCAATCCTGCCTACGGGAAAACCGTTATGGCCTGAATTTTGGAGTCTGAAGGAATTAGAGAGTTTGCGTGAGGAACTCCCTCTTTCTAAATGGCAGGCGCAGTACCAACAAGACCCAACTTCGGAAGAAGGCGCAATTGTCAAACGGGAATGGTGGAAAGTCTGGGAAGGGGAAAGACCTCCGCCCTGTGAATTTATCATCCAGTCTTGGGATACGGCCTTTACTAAAAATGAGCGCTCAGACTACTCTGCCTGCACGACTTGGGGAGTATTCCATAAAGACGAAGATCAGAATGACACCCACATTATTTTGCTAGACGCCATGAAGGAACGGCTTGAATTTCCAGAATTGAAGCAACGCGCCCTCAATATGTATACTGAATGGGAACCCGATGCGTGTATCGTAGAGGCAAAGGCGTCCGGCGCGCCACTGGTCTTTGAGCTGCGGAAAATGGGTATTCCTGTACAAGAATTTACACCAACCCGTGGAAACGATAAGATTACCCGTGTAAACTCTGTTTCAGACCTATTTGCATCTGGTAAGGTTTGGGCGCCCCGCAAACGCTGGGCAGAAGAAGTCATAGAAGAAATGGCAGCTTTCCCAAATTCAGACCACGATGACTTAGTGGATTCGGCAACACAGGCATTAATCCGATTTAGAAAAGGCGGCTTCTTACGGCTACAGTCGGACGAGGAAGACGAGATTCAACTATTTAAATCTAGACGCGCAGTCAGTTATTACTAAGGAACGATATGGCAATTGAAAAATCAATGTATTCATTACCCCAAGGACTTGAGGCTGCAGCGGCAATGCAAGAGCCAATCGAGATCGAAATCGAAGATCCAGAAGCAGTCCGAATTGGCATAGACGGTCTAGAGGTTGAGATTACGCCTAAAAAAGAAACGGCTGATGATTTTGATGCCAACCTTGCGGAATACTTAGATGAACGTGAACTTGCTCAAATCTGCGGTGATTTACTCGGTGACGTAGAGTCAGACGTCAGTTCCCGTAAAGACTGGATGCAGACCTATACAGACGGCATCGAGCTTTTAGGAATGAAGTTAGAAGAGCGCTCTGAACCATGGGAAGGCGCTTGCGGTGTATATCATCCCCTCCTCTCCGAAGCCTTGGTCAAGTTCCAAGCCGAGACGGTTATGGAGACCCTGCCTCCTGCTGGTCCAGTTAAAACAGTCATTGTCGGCAAAGAAACACCAGAAAAGATGGCAGCTGCCGACCGTGTTCAAAAGGACATGAACTATCAAATTACAGAAGAGATGCCTGAGTTCCGTCCAGAGCATGAGCGTATGTGCTGGGGGCTAGGACTTTCAGGTAATGCCTTTAAAAAGGTTTACTTTGATCCATCCCTTAATCGTCAAGTATCTTTGTTTGTTCCTGCCGAAGACTTAATTGTTCCTTATGGCGCGACAGACCTACAGTCAGCCGAGCGCGTTACCCACGTCATGCGCAAGACCGAGAATGAGATGCGCAAACTGCAAGTTGCAGGATTCTACCGCGATGTAGACCTTGGCGATCCAGTGACCTCGTTTGATGAAGTAGAAAAGAAAATTGCTGAAAAGATGGGTTTTCAGGCGTCTACAGATGACCGATTTAAAGTGCTTGAAATTCAAGTCAACTTAGATATTGCAGGTCATGAAGATGTAGATAAAGACGGCGAACCTACTGGAATAGCCTTACCGTACATTGTGACCATTGAAAAAGGCACTCAAAATGTATTGGCGATTCGCAGAAACTGGAGACCAGAAGATGAGACCAAACAGAAACGCAATCATTTTGTACATTACGGCTACGTTCCGGGCTTTGGCTTTTACTGCTTTGGCCTTATTCACCTTGTCGGGGCTTTTGCTAAGTCTGGTACTAGTCTTATTCGGCAGCTCGTGGATGCAGGAACACTCTCAAACTTGCCAGGCGGCTTTAAGACCCGTGGCTTGCGAGTCAAAGGTGACGACACTCCTATTTCCCCAGGTGAGTTCCGAGATGTGGACGTACCATCCGGGGTCCTCAAAGACAACATTCTGCCATTACCTTATAAGGAGCCCTCACAAGTCCTCTATAGCTTGCTTGGCACAATTGTAGAAGAAGGCCGCCGCTTTGCATCGGCATCGGATATGAAGATTGCCGACATGTCAGCCAACACTCCCGTTGGTACGACCTTGGCTATTCTGGAGAGAACCCTTAAAGTCATGTCTGCGGTACAAGCCCGTGTTCACTACAGCCTTAAGCAAGAGCTAAAGTTACTGCGTGACATTATCCGTGATTACACACCAGACGAATATAGTTATCAGCCTGACATTGGCACTCGTTTTGCAAAACAGTCCGACTACGACAACTGCGATGTAATCCCAGTATCGGATCCAAATGCGGCCACGATGAGCCAGAAGGTAGTTCAGTATCAAGCCGTCCTTCAGCTTGCTCAGCAGGCGCCCCAGTTATATGACATGGGTCAACTGCACCGCCAGATGCTGGAAGTCTTGGGAATTAAGAACGCCAAGAAACTGGTCAAGATTGAAGATGATCAAATGCCAGAAGATCCAATTACGGAAAACATGAACATTTTGAACATGAAACCCGTTAAGGCGTTCCTATATCAAGACCATCAAGCCCATATCACAGTGCATATGAATGCCATGAAGGATCCAAAAATGGCGGCGTTAATTGGTCAAAACCCACAGGCTCAGGCAATTGGCGCAGCAGCGATGGCGCATATCCAGCAACACTTAGCCTTTGAGTATCGTAAGCAAATGGAGCAATTAATGCAGGTACAGTTGCCCAATCCAGAGGACAGCGAAGAGCATATTCCGCGCGATCAAGAGGTACAGTTGTCTATCATGGCAGCGCAGGCTTCTGATGCTTTATTACAACGCAATCAAACTGAGATTGCGGCGCAACAAGCTCAGCAGGCAGCACAAGATCCAGTCATTCAGATGCAAGCACAAGAACTTCAGCTCAAACAAGCCGAAGAACAGCGCAAAGCAGCTAAAGATCAGGCAGATATACAAGAAGCAGCTGCCCGTTTAGAACTGGAAAGAGAAAGAATCGCTTCACAAGAGCGTATTGCTGGTGCCCAGATTCTGGCAAAAACAGAAAAAGACCAGGCAGACAACGAAGTAAAGGTATTACAGGCTTTGAAAAACACTAATACACCGCAAAAAGGAATTTAATAGTGGATAAAACGTTGGAATTTTTACTCTCCGAGTACAAAAACCGTATAGAAATGCTCCAAAAAGCTGTTTCTGCCGGTAATTGTGCAAATTACGAAGAGTATAAGTACGCATGTGGGCAAATTAGAGGTCTTGAGTC